AGAGTAATACAAGCCAAAGAAGATAGAGAACAAGCAACAATTAATTAAAAGATAATTAACCCTTATTGAGTATAACGCTTAATAAGGGTTTTTTATTGCCTATTGTATTGGTTGAGCTATCTGGTTAGAGTGGGTGGATTTGTTCGTATCTGTATGCGAGTGGCACGCTCTCGCACACGTGGGATGGAGTTCTTGCTGCGTGAGCTGGACCAACTACACTTGGATCACTCTAAAATTATTGAATAAACATTGATGTATGTGGGTAGTCGGTAGGTATTGTACCTACGACCCATTAAAAACCTAGAAAAAAAGTTAGTTTTCAGTTTGCAAGACCCCCATATACACCAAAAACGTGGCGCACTTTTATAAAATATATATATCGGGACTTCAAGACACAAACACACACAAACACTATGGATAACATTAAAAACAAATTAATAACAGCAATGGTATTTACCGCAGAGGAGACGGGGGGATTAATAATCCACCTAAACGGATTTGAGGATAAAACCCATGCTGATAAGTTTTTAAAAAGATTAATGAAGAATAGCGGCATAGACTATAAATCAATACACGAAATGTTTGATTTACCAACAATTCACTAAGGAGGGATGATGGATATAAATTTACTTATTCATGAAGCTAAACATTATTGGAGAGATCACAAAAAAGTGGTTATAGGTGTTGCAGCTTTAATAGTAATATTAGCGATTTTATAATGCACGTAAAAATACCCTATACCCCAAGACCCTTACAGGCAAAACTGCATAAGGAATTAGATCAATATAGGTTTGCGGTATTATCGTGCCATCGTAGGTTTGGCAAAAGTGTGGCAATTATTAATCATTTAATAAAAGCTGCACTTACAAACAAACTTAAAAACCCTAGGTTCGCATATATAGCACCTACTTATAAGCAAGCTAAAAGTATCGCTTGGGATTATATGAAGATGTTTGCGGGAGGAATACCAGGGGTTAGGTTTCACGAAACGGAACTTAGATGTGATTTGCCAAATGGCAGCAGAATAACCTTGTTATCTTCTGAACAGCCAGATTCACTAAGGGGATTATTCCTTGACGGAGTTTGTATAGATGAGGTAGCGCAAATAGATCCGAGGTTATGGAACGAAATTATTAGACCAGCGTTATCTGATAGGAAGGGGTTTTGTTATTTTATAGGAACCCCAGCGGGTATGAGTAATATTTTTTATGAATTATACCAGCACGCTTTATCAGATGATAAATGGTTAGCTTATACGGCTAAAGCAAGTGAGACTAAAGTTATCGACCAGGAAGAGCTAGATGCAGCAAAAGCTCAAATGGGAGATAGTAAGTATAAGCAAGAGTTTGAATGCGATTGGATTGCAAACATTGAAGGTGCAATCTATGGAGAAATTATTAAGAATTTAGAAGAGAAAAAGCAATTAACCAGAGTGGGTTACGATCCAGCGTTAGTGGTTAATACCGCTTGGGATATTGGCGTAGATGACAGCACGGCTATTATTTTTTTTCAACAATTAGGAAATCAAATAATGGTTATTGATTATTATGAAAATAATCGAGAGGGGTTGCCACATTACGTTCAAATGATAAAAGATAAAGATTATGTTTATGGAGAACATTTTGCTCCCCATGACATAGAAGTTACCGAATTTTCCTCTGGTAAAACCAGAAGGGAAGTTGCTTACCAGCTTGGAGTAAGGTTTAAAATCTTACCTAAGATACCTTTAGAAGATGGTATCCACAGTTTAAAAATGGTTCTGCCGAAATGCTGGTTTGACATAGAAAGTACAAAACCATTAATTAATGCTTTACGACATCATCATCGTAAGTATAACGAAAAGATGAAGATGTTTAGTAATAAACCAGTTAAGGATTGGTCTAGCCATGCTTGCGATAGCGCAAGATACATGGCTTTAGCAATAACCGAACTACCAAGAGAAAAAGTTGCAGCGCAGAAAACAGCTGTCAATGATTATTTAATACACGGAGAAATATAATATGGGATTTTTAATGCCAAAAGTATCGATGCCAGCTTTACCGCCAGCACCAGCACCTATGCCTGACCCACCTTCTTACGAAGATGCGGATAGAAAAGCAGCCATAGCAGAAAAGGAAAGAAAAATTAGAGCTGCGAGAACGGGAAGAGCATCTACTATTTTAACATCAGCTTCTGGATTAGAAGATGATGAAACATCAACAAAGAAAACTTTATTAGGAGGATAATATGGGAGGAGTAGCAGTTCAAGCAGTAAAAAAAATAATATCGCCATCAAAACCATCCCCCGCACCAGTTTATACGCCATCTCCAACTAGAGCTGAAGTATCACAAATAACATCTACAGCAGCAACATCCGCAATGGGATTGGCAAGAGGTAAAGGTAGATCATCTACAATTTTAACTGGCGCAAAAGGTTTAGGCGACAACGCATTAACAACAACCAAGAAAACATTACTCGGAGGATAGATGGCAGTAGAACCAAAAGCAAAAATGGTTATTGAGAGATATAAAACTCTCAAGGCACAAAGGGTTACTTGGGAAGATCATTGGCAAGATATTGCTGATTATTTTTTACCAAGAAAAGCAAACATAACTATTAAACATACAAAAGGCGATAAAAGGCACGACCAAGTTTATGATGGCACAGCCACACACGCATTAGAATTATTATCAGCTAGTTTAAATGGTATGCTAACCAATACTGTTTCCCCTTGGTTTATATTAAAATTTAGAAATGAAATTATAAGTCAAGATGACGAAGCTAACGAATGGTTAGAAAGCTGTGCAAAAGTTATGCAGCAAGTCTTTGCTAGATCAAACTTCCAACAAGAAATATTTGAATTATACCACGAACTATTAGCGTTTGGTACGTCTGCGATGTTTATTACGGATGACCCTAAAGATGATTTAAGATTTAAAACAATTCACATTTCAGAAATATTTATTACTGAAAATGAAAAAGGATTAGTGGATAGCTTAACTAGAAGATTTCATATTAAAAATAAAAACATTCCATTAATGTACCCAGATGCAGAATTACCAAGATCTATAATAACAGACATTGAAAAAGCACCTTATGATGATGCTGTTATATTACATTCAGTTTATCCTAATGAAGTTAAGATGGGATATGACAATAGTAAAAATATGGATTGGGTATCTTGCCATGTCCACGAAAAAACAAGTACATTGTTAAGAGAAAGTGGATTTAAAGAATTTCCTTATGTCGTTCCAAGATATTTAAAATCTTCTTCAAATGAAGTATATGGCAGATCGCCAGCGATGAATGCTTTACCTGATACTAAGATGTTAAACACAATGTCTAAAGTTTCAATCAAAGCAGCTCAAAAACAAATTGACCCACCTTTAATGGTTCCTGATGATGGTTTTATTTTACCAATTAGAACTGTTCCTGGTGGATTAAATTTCTATAGATCTGGAACTAGAGAAAGAATTGAACCATTAAATATTGGTAGCAATCAACCTTTAGGTTTGCAAATGGAAGAACAAAGAAGAAAAGCAATTAGAGAAAATTTCTTTGTTGACCAATTAATGACAGTACAGGGTCAAAACATGACGGCAACTGAAGTTATGCAAAGAACTGAAGAGAAGATGAGATTGTTGGGTCCAGTATTAGGAAGATTACAAAGTGAATTACTACAACCATTAATTACAAGAGCTTTTAATTTATTACTTAAAAATAATAAATTACCTCAAATGCCAGAAATGTTAGGAGAACAAGATGTTGAAATAGAATATGTTTCTCCTTTAGCCAAAGCTCAAAAGACACAAGAGCTTTCATCTATCATGAGAGGAATGGAAATATTTGGTTCAATGCAAAACATTGCACCAGTATTTGATTACATAGACATAGATGGTTTAGTTAATCATGTTCAAGATGTTTTAGGATTACCAGCTAAAATTATGAGATCAAAAGCAGAGGTACAACAAATCCAACAACAAAAACAACAAGCCGAAATGGAGCAAATGCAATTACAACAAGCACAGCAAGTCGCTGAAGCAGCTGGTAAAGTAGCACCCGCTCTAAAGGTGGCTAATGAACAATAATGATTTAAAGCAATTAACTATTGCTTACAAACAAGTTTTTGAATCTGACAATGGTAAAAAAGTATTGGAAGATTTAGAAAAGAGATGCAGCTATCATAGCACTACTCACATTAAGGGAGATAGTCATGAAAGCGCATTTTTAGAAGGAACAAGATCAGTAGTCTTGTTTATTAAAAATATGCTTAACAAAAAAGGAGAATAAAAATGTCAAGCGAAAATCAAGAGGTAGCAGCTCCCGTTGAACAACCATCGGTACTGTCTGGAGACCCTAAAACAGAAACTCCACAAGCAACAA